GAATATCTCAATAAACATTGTAAATGCAAGATTCAAATTCCTGAATTAGAAGAAAGGAAAGGTGAAAATAATGAACAAGAACATGTTTGTTAGTAAAATGAAATTGAATGGTGACACAAATGCAGTCTTGGCAGAAGCAATTGGTCTTTCTGCACAGCGGTTGTCTGCCAAAATCAATGAAACCAAAGGGGCAGAATTCACCCAAGGTGAGATTCAAAGAATCAAAGAAAGATACAATCTGACCAATGATGAAGTTGACAACATTTTTTTTGCTCAATAAGTATCTTTTTTAGATACTTATGGGAATTTGAAAGGGGGTGTTGCGTTGAAGAAAGTGTTGTGTGCCTGGATTGAACAAATAGTTCAGTTCGATTCAGAGCAGGAAAGAAAAAAGTTTGTTGATGGAATCAGGGATGTTCAAGTCATTGATTCCAGTGAACAGGATGGCAAGTTCACAGTCCATGTGAAAAGACCATACAACCAAAACAAAATGCAAATATGAAAGGATGGTTCAAAATGAGTTTTTCAAAGAGATTGAAAATGGCAATGGAAGAAAGGGAAATGTCACAGGCTGAACTGGCAGCACACATTGGAAAAGGCAAGTCATCAGTCAGTCAGTACCTTTCAGGAAAGAACATCCCAAAGAATGATGTTCAACAGAAGATTGCAGAAGTTCTTGATTGCACAGTTGAATATCTGAATGAAGAAACACCTGTAAACAACTTGACAGAATCAGGTCTTCATAATGTTTCAGTTGCGGATGCTGCAAAGAGATTGGATAAGTCAGAACAGTTCATTAGGGTGGCACTTCAAATGGGAACAGCACCTTTTGGGTTTGCTTCAAGGAACAAGACAAGATGGTCATATCACATTTCACCAAAGAAATTGACTGAATATGTGGGGATATAGAAAAAGCACCCTGGAAAGCGGTCACTTTCACAAGGTGCAGATTCAAAAAATATTTGTTAGTGCAAGTATAGCACTGAAAGGATGGAAAAACAATGAACCAAATTAAAGGCTATAAAGTTTTCAACCCTGATTGGACATGTAACCCATCAGGAAGACCATTCCAATATGAGGTTGGCAAGACATTTGTAGAAGATGTGAACCTGTCTGTTTGCGGTAGAGGATTTCACTTCTGTAAAGAAGCAAAAGACTGTTTCAATTATTATCAGTTTGACCCCAACAACAAGGTTGCAGAAGTCATTGCCCTGGGTGAAGTTCAAGAAGATGGTGACAAATGCTGCACTAATAAACTTGAAATAGTGCGTGAAGTTACATGGCAGGAAGTCTTGACCCTGGTCAATATAGGGAAAGCCTGCACTGGTCTTTGCAACAGCGGTAATTGGAACAGCGGTAATTGGAACAGCGGTAATTGGAACAGCGGTAATCGCAACAGCGGTAATCGCAACAGCGGTGATTGCAACAGCGGTGATTGGAACAGCGGTAATCGCAACAGCGGTGATTGGAACAAAG